CGCATGTTCATGTGGCATGTCAACAGGAACCACCGCTGATGGTCCGCGACATCCCGAAGACCACAGACGCGATGCTCGACCACATCGGCGCGCAGTCGAAAGACAAGGGCGACGCACTCGACGCCATCGGCCGGTTCCTCCTCGAACACCCCGAGTACGACAACGACGAACACCTCACCGATGCGAGATTGGCATTGCTGTGACCGACATCGAAAGGCTCGTCACCGAGCAAGCCGACCCCCGCACGTTCGAATGCCCGACCTGCGAGTCTCAGTACACGTCGAGGCTCGCCGCAGCCGAGTGCTGCGACCCCGCATGGGAAGACAGCTGATGGCCGACGCGAAGTACGGTCACGACCATCAGAAGCTCAGAGCCGAGTGGAAACGGAAGGTCGACGCCGGCGGCGTACACTGCGCCGCAGAGTTGCACGGTCATCCGTGCGTCATGCCAGAGACGATCATCCATCCCGGAAGCAAGTGGGCACTCGGGCACTACGACGAACACATCGACCCGGAGCAGGTCATGCCACCAGCGCCCGAGCACTTCAGGTGCAATGCGAAGGCACCATCTCTCTGGAAGCAGAGGGCCCTCGCGCCCAAGGAGGAGTACCAGTGGTTCACATGACCTCGCCACGTCACCGGGTGTCCCGCACGATCCGCGCACGCATCTCGAAGCGCCGCCAGATGCGCGCAGCACGGGACATCACCATCGACCGGAAGGGCCTCCTCATCGAGGGCCAACGGTTCCCGTACTGGGTGGGCGCAGAGGTAGGCATCCGCCACCTCGGAAACCTCCACATCCTCGAGGCCAGCATCCTCACCGAGAACGTCACCGTGCGCGGACCACTCGGACGCCACACGAAGATCACCGAGTCGTGGGACTGATGGACACCACAGACCCGGACCTGCACCGCCTCGCGCTCACCATCGGATTCACCCGCGACCTCATCGACAGGGAAGCACCCACACAGGAGTGGGAAGCCCTCACCCGCGCACTGGTCGAAGAACACACACCAGAACAACTCGCGAACATGCTCACCGGAGCAGCCACCATCATCGCCCGCGTCGGCGCAACCACAAACACCGGCATCCGACGCTCAATTTTTTAGCCAACACCCACCCCGCAAGACCCGCGAGTCATCTCGATCTCTCCCCGGGGTTTTTCCACGGAGGTGCGCAGATGTCCACTGTCGTTTGTGCCACGTGTGGGAAGTCGTTTGAGGGTGATGGTCGGCGTCGGTATTGCGTGAAGCATGCGCCGAAGAAGCGTGTTCGTGATAGGTCGCGTTCCCAGCATTTGCATGCTGTTGGGGCGGATGAGCGCCCGCCTGCACGTCGTGCTCCGCGGTCGATTGCGGAGGCTGCTGAGTCTGGTTCGGCGTTGGATGAGTTGCGGTTGATGCGGATGCGCATTGCGCGGACATTGGATGACCCGAATTGTCCACCGCGGGATCTGGCGGCGTTGTCTCGTCGGCAGATTGAGATCGCGAAGGAGATCGAGGCGCTAGTGCGTCAGCAACGGGAGGCGGAAGGTGCCACAGTCGCTGGTGACGAAGCCTGGTCAGAGGAAGCTATCTGAGGTAGCGCGTCATATCAGACGGCCGGCGGGCATCGTGTCGACGGCATGGCCGTCTGTGCGCGACCGGCTGGCGCAGTTCGGGATCCCGTTCGACGTGTGGCAGCAGGGCGCGGTGCGTCTGATCCTCGCGAAGCGTGACGATGGCCTCTACGCGGCTGGCGTCGGCGCTGTGGTGATCTCGATCCCGAGGCAGGTCGGGAAGACGTACATGATCGGGTGGGTTGTGTTCGCGTTGTGCACGCTGATCCCTGGCCTGACGGTGATTTGGACGGCGCACCATACGCGGACGTCTACGGAGACGTTCGGGAAGATGCGGGCGATGGCCCGGAAGTCGAAGGTGCGGCCGTACGTGGAGAACGTTCGTGCTGGCCATGCCGAGCAGTCGATCGTGTTCACCAACGGGTCACGGATTCTCTTCGGCGCACGGGACCAGGGGTTCGGGCTCGGGTTCGACATGGTAGACATCCTCGTGCTCGACGAAGCGCAGCGGGTCAAGGAAGTCGCGATGGCTGACATGGTGCCTGCGACGAACGCGGCACCGAACGGGCTCGTCATCATGATGGGCACTCCACCGCGCCCGACTGACAAGGGCGACGTGTTCGCCGCGCGACGCAAGGATGCGCTCGACGGCGACGAAGACACCCTGTACATCGAGCTCAGCGCCGACGCTGGGGCGAAGATCATCGACTGGGAGCAGGTCGCGAAAGCGAACCCATCGTTCCCGCACCGCACATCCAAGGCGGCTGTTCTGCGCATGCAGAAGCTGCTTGGGTCGGATGAGGCGTTCTACCGCGAGGGATACGGCATCTGGGACGAGGACTCGGACGGGACGGGCGCGATCGACCTGACGCTCTGGAAAGGGCACCGCGGCAAACTGGTCGAGACAACCGGTCCTGTTGTGCTGGTCGCTGACACGTCGGTGGACCGGAAGCAGACAGCGGTCGTTGCTGTCGGTGCTGGCGCTGATGGTGTCCCGCAAGTCCGGGTGGTGAAGGCGGCAGCGGCGTCGATGTGGGCGCCGGATCTGATCGTGCGGGTGTGTCGGGAGCATCCCGAGGTTGTCGCGGTCGTGATCGATGACAAGAAGTCGACGGAGCCGATAGCGGAAGCGACCGCGGACGCGCTCACAGAGGCGGGCTCATCGGTGGAGCTGGTGCGCACGTCGTACCCGGACATGGCTGAGGCGTGCTCGCTGACGTTCGACCTGATCCACGAGGGCACGCTGCGGCACGCGGGTGACGCGGAGCTGGATGCAGCGGTGCGCGCCGCGGTCAAAGACGAACGGGAAGGCGCATTCACATGGTCGAGGAAGAAAGCGGGAGCGGTCGTCGTGCCGCTCGTGGCGGCGTCGCTGGGGCTCAGGGAGTGGACGCTGAGGCGCACACCGTACGACCCGCTCGCGAACATCTACTGACCGTCGCGCGTTTCGCTCCCGGGTTCGTCGGGGCGGGTCTGGTCACAGTCGGGGCCGGGCTCATCTGGGAGCCGTTGTCGTTCATCACGCTCGGCGCGTTCCTGCTGCTGATAGATCGGAGGCTCGGCTGATGGGCCTATTCTCTGGGAAGCCTGTCGCGCGCTCGCAGCCCGCGTTGGAGGAGCGTGGACGGTACATTGCGTCGTCGATGCCGGCGGTGATCGGGTCGTACGCGAACGTGCCGGTGACGCCATCAACGGCTGCGCAGTCGGTAGCTATCCGTTCCACGGTCGACCTGATTGCGTCGCTCGCATCAGAGTTGCCGATCACGGTGTACACCGGTTCCCGCAGTGAACGGCGGAGGGTTTCGACGCCGGCCAGTCTCGAGGATCCCGGTGGCGACGGTATGGGCCGTGAGGACTGGGGTTACCGGTGGCTGTGGGCAGCGCTACTTGCTGGCAACGCTTTCGGTGACGTGATCGACCGCGATGGTCCCGTGCTGAAGACGGTTGATCTGATCGCGAACGATGATGTCACCGCCTCTGTTGAGGGCGGCAAGCCTGTCTGGCATGTGAACCGCAAGCAGATGGAGCCAGGCAGCTTCCAGCACTGGCGCGTGAACCCAGTACCGGGTCGCCTGCTCGGGCTATCGCCCATCGAGCATCACGCGACCACGATCGGGATCACGCTCGCAACGTCACGGTTCGGGCGCCAATGGTTCCAGGACGGTATGCACCCGTCCGGGTTCCTCTACAACGAGGTCGTCGAGCTTGACGACACGCAGGCGCGTACCGCGAAGGATCGTGTGCTGGCGTCGCGGGGATCGTCGGAGCCGATGGTGTTCGGCAAGGGGTGGAAGTGGGAGAACGCACAGATCACCCCGGAGGAATCGCAGTTCCTTCAGACCCAGGGGCTAACTGAGGCGCAGTGCGCGAGGATCTACGGCCCGGGGTTCGCGGAGATCCTCGGGTATGAGACAGGTGGGTCGATGACGTACTCGAACATCGTCGACCGCAGGCAGGATCTGTTGGTGCTGTCGATGAACCGGTGGCTGCGCCGGTACGAGCGTGTCCTGTCGATGTTCACGCCCCGGCCGCAGTGGGTCGAGCTGAACCGTGACGCGCTGCTGGAAGCAACCACTCTTCAGCGCTACCAGGCGCACGCGTCGGCGCTGCAGAACGGTTGGCGCACCCCGAATGAGATCCGCGAAATCGAGAACCTCGAGAAGTGGACCGACAAGGGCGACCAGCCCATCAAGACAGGCGCTGCGGCGCCCGCACAGCAGGAGGCAAGCAATGCACCCGATGCAGGAGCTTGAGGTTGTCCGCGCAGCGCCGCTTGTGGTGCGCGCCGAACCCGACCCGAACGGCGCGAACCAGATGCCTCTCCTTGAGGTGCGGTTCTCACCGTTCGGCACCTGGTACGAGATCGACTCGTGGTGGGAGGGCACCTTCCTTGAGCGCACCATGCGTGGTGCGTTCACGAAGACGATCGAAGAGAACCGAGACCGGATCAAGACCCTCTTCAACCACGGATATGACCCGCAGATCGGCGACAAGGTGCTCGGCACCATCGAGGATCTCCGGGAGGACACGGACACCGCCGTCGGCGACGTCCGACTGTTTGACGTTTCATACGTCCGCGACCTGCTCCCCGGTCTCGAAGCCGGTGTGTACGGGTCATCCATGCGAATGCGCGTCATCAAGGACGAATGGAACGACGACCCGGGAGTGTCGGAACACAACCCCCGCGGTATCCCCGAACGGACGATCCTTGAGGTTCGCCTGTACGAGTTCGGGCCGGTGACGTTCCCCGCAAACCATGACGCCACATCTGGGATGCGCTCCCAGACCGACCAGTTCTACGAGCTGATGCGAGCCCGCGAACCGAAGCAGGTTCAGGAACTCGAGCTCGTCCGAAACTCCCGCACTCTTCCCGGGATCGCAGCCGGTTCGACCACTGCGCCCGATGGAGCCGCGGACAACCCCACCGATGAGCCGGCGCGCAGCCACTCCGGGGGACTGACGCGAGCACAACGCGAGCGTCTCATCCACATGAACGTGCGCAAGCACAGGAAGGAGTCCTGACATGGACCCGGAAATCACTGAACTGCGCGCCAAGCTCGACAAGCTCGAGCAGGAGCGGCGCAGCATCAACGACACCGCGGGAGACGCGGCGCTCGACGCGGACCAGCAGGTCCGGTGGGAGCAGATCGACACCGAGGAGGACGAGGCCCGCACGGCTCTCGCCGCCGCCGAGGAGCGCGTGAACCGCGCGCAGCGTGTCGCGGAGTCCCGCGCCCGCTGGGGTTCCCTGCACGTCGGGGAGACCGTCGCGAACGACGACGTACAGGTGCGGAGCCTGTCTGCGGCGGAAGCACGCGACCGGGCGCTCAAGCGTCTCGAGACGGACGGCAAGGAGCTGCGCGCCGAGCAGCTCGACAAGGTGGATCGTCTCCTCCGCTCGAGCACGAAGGACCGTGACGCTTCGGTGATCGCGCGCCGTCTGCTCGCCACCGAGAACGACCACTACCGTTCCGCGTTCCAGAAGGCGATGACGTCGCCGACGCCGACGTGGACGGCTGAGGAAGCTCGCGCGATGGACGAGTTCCGCACGATGTCGATCGGTGTCGACACGGCCGGCGGCTACGGCGTGCCGGTGCTGATCGACCCGACGATCATCCTCACCGCACAGGAGTCCCCGAACCCGTTCTGGGGCATCTCGAACGTGAAGCAGATCACCAACGACGAGTGGAAGGGTGTCTCTTCCGCTGGTGTTAGCTGGTCGTTCGACGCGGAGTCTGCCGAGGTGTCGGATGACACCCCGGCGACCGGGCAGCCTTCGGTTCCCGCGCACATGGCGCGCGGGTTCGTGCCGTTCACGGTGGAGATCGGTGGCGACTACCCCGGGTTCGCGGAGGAGATCAGCCGTCTTCTGGGCGCCGGGTACGACGAGCTCGCTCTCCAGAAGTTCACGGTCGGGTCGGGGAACGGTGAGCCCACGGGTATCTTCACCGCTCTGGACGCGAACACGAACGTCGAGGTCGTGGTGACCACGGACGGTGCGTTCGGTGCTGTCGACATCGGGAAGGTCTGGAAGGCGCTCCCCGCTGCCGCTCAGGCCAACGCGACCTGGCTGATGTCGGAGGGTCTGCTCTCCGACATCGGGCTTCTCGGTGACGCGTACGGCACCCGCACGGCGCAGCTCACCGAGACGGTCGAGCGGATCCGCAACCGGCCGGTCGCGACGTCGGCGTACGCGCCGTCGTTCACCGGGTCGACCGGTGCCGCGAACCTGCTGGTCGTGGGTGACTTCCGTCACTTCGTGATCGCGCAGCGCGTCGGCATGAGCGTGGAGTACGTGCCTCACCTGTTCGGAGTGACCAACGGTCGCCCGACCGGTGAGCGCGGCTACTTCGCGTACGCCCGCATCGGCTCCGATTCGGTCGCGGACACCAAGTTCCGGCTCCTGCAGAACCAGTGAGCCACTGGGGGCCAGGGGTGAACCCTGGCCCCCACCACATTCGACAACGAAACAGGGAGAAGTCATGGCTCTTGCAGTCGCAACCGCATCGGCGATCATCGTTGGTCGCGGAGGTGCGCAGGTCATCATCCGGCAGGGCGACGCGTGGGACGCTGATGACCCGATCGTCGTCGCACACCCGGACATGTTCTCGGTCGACGCGAAGCACGCCCGGTCGACGGGTGCGGTCGAGCAGGCACCCGTCGAAGACAAGACGGCACGGCCAGGCCGGAAGGCGACGGTCAAGCCGCGTGCCTGAACAACCCGGCGACGTCGTTGCCGCCTACCTGCACGGCGTAGAGGTAGACGCGTCATTCCATCAATCCCTACTTGGGACAGTGATGCGATCCGCGTTGACGACACGGCGGTTGCTCCGGTTCCTGCCGAACTGGTGCGGGTCGGGTGGGCTGGTCGCCGCACGCAACGAGACGGTCGCCAGGTTCCTCCAGATGGACGGAGCCGAGTGGCTGTGGTGGATCGACTCGGACATGGGTTTCGAGACAGACGCCCTAGACCGGCTACTCGAGGTCGCGCACCCGAAGAGCCGCCCGATGGTCGGTGGCCTGTGCTTTGCACAGAAGGGTGCAGAACCGGACGGGTTCGGAGGGTTCCGCACCCGCGTGGTTCCGGCCCTGTACCGGTGGCATCAAGCCGGCGACCGGGCCGGGTTCGCAGCATGGGAGAACTACCCCCGCAACACCCTCACGGAGGTTGAGGGAACCGGGTCGGCATTCGTGCTGATTCACCGTTCCGTGTTCGAAGCTGTCCTCGAGAAGCACGGCCCACGCTGGTACGACCGTGTGCCGCACGACACGCTCGGGCTCGTCGGCGAAGACCTCTCCTTCTGCATGCGCGTCCTCGACGTCGGCATACCCATTCACGTTCACACCGGCATCACAACCACGCACCGCAAGCCGTGGTGGATCGGCGAAGCCGACTACCAGCACCCCGACATGGAGGCATGATGGCACTCACCACAGTCGCCGAGGTAAAGAACATGCTCCGGTGGGGGACCGCTGAGGCAACCAAGTACGAGGGGCAGCTTGACGCGTACATTGCTGCGGCGTCGAAGCGTGTCGAGGAGGACGCGGGACCGTTCGAGGCGCGCACCATCGTGCACGTCTGTGACGGTGGCGACACGATCCTGCTGCCGCACGCACCGAACGAGGTCACGCTCGTGCAAGTCACGGGCGACGGTGGCGGCGAGTGGGTCGGCGGGTATTTCGTGCCCGTAGATGGGTGGGCCACGTTCGATGGCACCTACAAGGTGAACCACTCGGCGGGGATCTTGTACGGGCCGTTCCCGTACGGCCGGCAGAACGTGCGGGTGACGTTCACGGTCGGGATGGACACCATTCCCGATGACGTGCAGCTCGCCGCGACGATGGTCGCGGTTGACATGTGGGCGATCGCGTCGCAGCGTGCCCCGTCGCTGGATGATCAGATCGACCCGTCGTACCTGATGCCGAAGGTGGTCCGTGACCTTCTTGCGCCGTACAAGCGAGCACAGATGCCGGGGTTCGCATGAGCGCTTACCAGACCCTCAAGACCGTGCTTGAGAACATCCTGCCCGAGGGGTGGGGATTCAAGGGGTACGAGCCCATCGACGAGACACCTGATGCGGTGACCCTCACCATGAAGGTCCGTTCGGTGACCCGTCTACCTGCTGCGCCGCTCGGCGGCTACCAGGTGACGTGGGTTCTCACGATCACCACGGACCTCCCATCACGCGAGTCGGCAGACCCGACCCTGTTCGATGACCTGATCGACTTCCTGTCCGTTCTGGACACCGACCCGTCCCTGTCTTGGCTGGGATGGAGCAACGCGGAGAAGGTCGCGGCCGGTGAAGAGTTCGAACGTCTCGCGTACGACATCACCCTGATAACCACAACCACGAAAGAGGAGGCCTGATCATGGCCCAGATCAACGTTGCCCCGATCATCCTCCGGGATGCTCTGCTGCGGTTCAGCTACGGCGAGGGGCCGACCACCAGCGACTACGAGATGCATGTCTCGCAGGTCGAGTTCACCCCGAACACGCCGACCGCGATGTGGAAGGGTCTCACCCCGACCGCGGTGTTCAAGAAGACCGGCGCGTCGGACTGGACGTGCACGATGGCGTTCGCTCAGGACTGGGAGACCACGGATTCGTTGTCGCAGTTCCTGTACGACCACGAGGGCGAGGCGATCGACGTCACGTTCGAGCCGGCGACGGGCGGTGCCGGGTGGGAGTCCACGATCCAGTGCGCGCCGGGTGTGATCGGCGGGACGGTGGACGCGATCCCGGTGGCGACGTCGACGATGGCGTGCTCGAAGCCGACCCGGGCTGTGTGACCTGTGCGCCTCGACGTCACGTCGTCGAGGGAGCTCACGGCGATGTTCCGTGCCCTCAAGTTCATTGAACGGGAGTGGCTGTCGGCGTGGACGAAAGAGGGACGGCAGAAGATTGAGCCGGAGTGGCGGGACCAGTTGGAACGGTCCCGCCCGAACCGGTTGCAGCGTGCCGTTCTGGTCCGCACGTCGCGGGTGTCGTTGTCGCGTAACTCGATCCGGTTGTCTGCGGGTGGGACGGGGAAACTGTCGTCGGGTGCGCGTCCGCGTGATCTGGCCCGCGCGGTGGAGTTCGGTCAGGACCAGGGCATCAAGACCCGGTATTACCGGAAGGATCCGCCCGTGCCGGCGCCCGCTAAGCATGTGGTGACGCGCCGCACTGCGCGGCCGGTTGGGCCGAAGTCCGCGAAGGGCAAGGTCGTGTGGCCCGCGCTGGGCAGGTTTGTGCCGCGCGCTGCGGCGATCGCGACTGACCTGTTCTACGAGATCCTGCGACGTGTACCGGGGGTGAACTGATGGCCGGTGCGATCAGCATCAACGTTGCGGCGAACGTCCGCGACGCGGTGCGGGGTGTCGATGACGTCGCCGACGCTGTGGAGGAGGTTTCTGACCGCCTCCGCGACATGACGAAGGACAGCGACCAGAGCGCTGACCGTCTCGAGCGCGACTTCAAGGAAGTGCAGCGGTCGACGGATAAGACCTCGGACGATATCAAACGGAAGTTCCGGGAAGCGTACAAGTCTGTCGGGAAGTCATCTGATGATGCCGCCGATGATGCGGCCCGCGCGCAACGGCGCATGTCGGAGCAGTCCGAGGAAGTCGGGCAGGAGATCCGGCAGAACCTCGGCGAGGGCATAGCGAACGCGGCCCGCGGCGATTTCGAAGGACTCGCGGATGTCATTGGTGACACTCTCGGCGGTGCGGTCGCTGGTATCGGCGGCATCGGAACGGCAGCCATCGGAGCGGCTGGAGCGTTGGGCCTGGGCGCCATCGTTGGAGTCATCAACCTCATCAACGAGGAAGCGGCGAAGTCCCAGCAGGCGGCATACGATCTCGCAAACGCGTACATCGACGCTGGGACGACAGCGCTGGATGCGGTGACGCTCGCGGCCCGGGTTCAGAACGTGCTCACCGACCCGGAGGCGCGGAAAGAAGCCGAGGCGCTCAAGGACGTGCTCGGGGTGGATCTACCCGACGCGGCACGCATCCTCGCCGGCGACACGAACGCCCTCGCGGCGCAGTACGAGCTATTGAGAGGCAAGCAGCAGGAACTCAACGCTCAGCGTGACGCGAACCGTGATGCGACGGCGCAGGAGGTTCTTGACTGGCAGGACGCTCAGCGCGCGCTTGATGCGGCCGCGGGCGCTCTGGACAAGGTTGCTGATCGGAACACGGTAGCTGCCGAGACCGCGCGCGCACAGTCGGACGCGTTGAAAGGGCTGATCAACGACGCGGGTCAGGTGACTGAGGAGATCGACGAGCTCGGGAACGCGCTGTACACGCTGCCCGACGGGAAACAGATCCTCATCAACGCTGACACCGGCATGGCGACAACGAACATCGACACATTCAAGGGCGACCTTGACGGCATCCCGGTGACAAAAGACGTCGATCTGAGGGTCCGCACGAACTCGGGCGATGCCTACCGCGAGATCGACCGGCTGGTGACCTACGTGAACGGCAGGGTCGCGTCTATTCGGCTGAGCGCTGGTATTGGTGGGAGGCAGTTGCTGTGACGACCACTATTTCGGCTTCGGGCGGTGGCGGGTCTACGTCGCCGACTCTCGTTCTCGGGTACAGGGCGGCGCGTCAGGGTCGGAACATCATCCATGACCTCATCGGTGACGGTATCGCCGTGACGCTGATCGGTTCCCGTTTGCGGTCGGGCACGTTGGCGTTGCTGTACCCGGTGAAGGCCGACGCGTTCGCCGCGGAAGCGCTCCTGGCATCCAAGGCGACGTTCACGTTGACGGACACGGATGTCGCCGAGGTGGGGATGAGTTTCGTTACTGATGGGGATGTGACGGTAGAGCTCGACGACGCGACCCGGGACGCGTGGGTTGTGTCGGTTGATTTCCAGCAGGTCGAGTCGTGAGCACCCAGATCCTCCGCCCGGTCGCGTCAGTGACCGTTACTGATGAGAACGACGAAGACCTTGAGGTTGTGGCTGACGACGCCCGTGTGGTCGTCGACTCGGGGGCTGTCCCGTACGGGTCCGCGACGGTGCAGGTTCCGCTGATCGCACCGGAAACCATCGAGGTCATCGACCCCCGCGAAGACGTCCGCGCGACTGTCGCGATCGGTGAAGAGGGCGACACGCCCCGGGTGTTCGATCTCGCGGTGCGGTCGCGGCGAGTGGACCACAAGGCGAAGCGCATCGAGATGCAGCTCGCTACCGACGAGGCGCTGTTGCAGGACTATGCGCCGCTCACTGACGACGACACTCCGCGGGACCATGAGGCATCGCTCCGCGACCTGATCGACTATGTGCTGGGTGTTGTGATCCCGGGCGCTGCGCTTGAGGCGGGATCGACCGACGCTGACCTGACCGCGGCGTGGCCGCTCACCAACCTTCTCAGCAACACGGCGTTCGCGGCATCGACCGATGGGTGGGCGACTGGATCGAACACGTCGGCGGTGGCACGCGTGACCGACGTCGGAGGGTTCTCAGGCGGCAACGCACTGCGGGTCACGTCTGGCGCTGCCGGGACTATGTACATCGACCACACCGACTCGTTCTCGGTATCCCCGGGCCGGCTGTACACCTTCTCCATCTACATGCGCAGCAACGCCTCAGGCCGCACAGGCGGCGTCATGGTGCGGTTCCGCGACAACGACGGCAACGCCGTGCAGGACAACGCCTCGACCGCAGTCGCGCTCTCCACCAGCGGGTGGACCCGCGTCTACAAGACGGTCACGATCCCCTCCAACGTGGTCGCGATCAACCTGCACCCGTACATGGTCGCGGGTGCGTCCGGGCAGTACATGTACGTCGACGCGGCGATGCTAAATGAAGGTGTTCTCGACGACTACTTCGACGGCGACACCACCGACACCAGTCTCTACACGTACGCGTTCGAGGGCACCGACAACGCATCCCCGTCGAGCCGCACGCCCGTCGTTGAGCGCCTCCCAGAGCTGTTCACCTGGCCCGCTGGAACATCCGCGTGGGACTTTCTGCAGCCGCTTACTGCCGTGGCTGGGCTCCGGTTGTATTGCGACGAAACCCGCGCGTGGCGCCTGATCGACCCGGCCGAGTTCACTTCCCAGGGTCGCGTCACCCTGTCGCCACTGAACTCGACAGAGGGCATTGACGAGATCTCGCGTGAGAACGCCGACATCTACTGCACGGGCGTTGTGGTGAAGTACTCGTGGACCGACCCGACGGGGACCGCGAAGACCGCGACCGATACGGCAGGGACAGCGGGCCGCGTGTTCATCGTCGAGCTGAACCGCCCCTATCCCGGGCCAGGGGTGGCTGCGGCGATCCTGGCGCGCCGGCAGGGGCAGGGGCGCACGCAGGATGTCACCGCATTGGCGGTGTGGGGCGCGCAGCCGGGTCAGGAGGCGTCCATCAGCCTCCCGGGCACGGTGGAGCAGATCGGGCGGGTCGCTTCGGTCGAGTGGGAACTCCCGGCCGGTCTGATGCGTGTCGGAACGACAGGGCTCGTGGATGTGCCACCGGAGGCGTGGCTCGCCCTAGACCCCGGGGAAAGCTGGCTCGACTCGCCTATTGGTGAGTCCTGGACGGATGAGGTGATCTGATGCCCAACGGTGACGCAGCGGCAGCAGCAGGCATGGATGTCGTGTCGGGCACTGCTGACCGTAGGAACGGGTACGACGAGGACAACAAGACCCGCGACTACATCGCGCAGTACGCATCCCGCGACGGCCTCGACATCACAGTCGACTCCACCGCACCATCAAGCCCCGCGTTGTGGGCGCTGTGGTTCGAACCGATCTGAGGTCACCGTGGCTGTTTTCGCTCACGCCGAGACCGGCGCACGCACGGTAGCCCGGAAGGTCACCGGCACGAACGTCACGGACGTGTCGCAGTGGCTGCATTCACTGGGGTTCGTGCTGTTCGCCGTCACGGAGGAGATGGTCGGACTCGTGATCGTCGCTGACGGTGACTCGCCCCGGGCCGTGACGGTGGCGGAGTTCGCCGCCGAGTTCGTGGTCCCGGAGCATCTCGTCGACGAGTACGGGGTGCCCGGTGACTGAGGGTTACGCTGCGCTCAATGGGTCAGGGCTGCAGCAGATCTACATCAACGTCTACCGCACCGGCCAAAGCGGGAACCAGTCGAACTACCGGATCATCGTCCGCTACATCGCGGCAGGCTACGGGTCGTGGACGAACAACACCCAGTATTGGTCGGCGAACGCTGGCGGGGCAACGTGGTCGGGCACATGGAACATCCCGTACGCGAACCGTTACAACGACATCACCCTGCTCGATACGACGTTCTCGCGCACCCATGACTCGGCGGGGTACGGGACGGGGTTCACCTCCACGGCGTCGATCGACACGGATCATTCGTCGATCGGTGATGGCTCCGTGTCGGTGCCGGAGGAGACGCCGCCGCGGATCCCGAAAGCCCCGGGCGCGCCGGGGACACCGGTCCTGACGGGCGCGTTGCCGACGTCGATCGACGCGGCGTGGACGGCACCGGCCGATAACGGTGGCGCGTCGATCACGAACTATCAGGTGCAGGTCGCCACAGACTCGGGTTTCTCGAGCGTGGTCAAGACCGTCAACGCGGGCGCGAGCCTGTCGACGACGATCACGGACCTCACCCCGGGTATCGAGTACTGGGTGCGGGTGCGGGCGACGAACAGCGTCGGCTACGGCTCCTATTCGAGCTCGGCGTCTGAGGAGACCCTCGCGGGGGGCAGAGTGTGGGACGGGTCGGCGTGGCGGAACTGCAAGGTCTGGGCGTGGGACGGGTCGCAATGGCGGCTGTGTCGGGTGCGGGCGTGGGACGGATCAGCTTGGAGGAACACGCGATGACGACACTGGGACCGGAGCATTGGACTGCGATCATCCTCGCGCTCATCACCCTTTTCGGAACTGTGGTGGGTGCGATCTTCACCTGGCTTGGTGGGTTGAATAAGCGCACCGCGGAGATGCGGTCACGCCTGGAGAAGCTGGAGCGACGCGATCGGTTGTCGTGGCTGTACATCCGGTCTCTGATCGACCACGCGTACCGGCATGGTGCGCTCCCGCTGCCCGAACCGCCTGAAGGCTGGAACGAGAAGGACGACTGATGACCGGTTTCATTCCTGTGCCCCCGGACCCGTGGGTTCCGACAGCGACGGACTCCGAGACGAAGCTGTTCCCCGCCGCGACGATGGACGCGCTCGACGAACACAACGACGGGCGTTACGCGACGACTGAGCAGGGTGAGAAGGCGGACTCGGCGTACCAGCTCCCCGAGAGTGGTGTGCCGGCGACGGACCTCGAGGATGCTGTGCGGACGTCGCTCACGAAGGCCGACGAAGCGGTCCCGAACACGGTGGAGGGGCGTACTGCGCTGGCTGCGTCACCTGAACTAGGTGCTGCTTATGCTCGGATCTACCGTGAGCCTACGTTCGTCGCGCTGGGCGATTCGAACACCTCATTGAACGTGCAGGCCGGGGGCACAGAGGTCGGGGCGAACCACGCATCCGCCGCGATCCAGCGACTCGGTGGGCGTGCCCGGATCATCGGGTTCGCTGGCGTGTCCGGCGACACTGTCCAGGACATGGCCGACCGCCTCGCAACCGACGTGCTCGCGCTCGCGCCCGGCTACTGCCTCATCCTTGCCGGAACCAACGTCGTCGACAATCCGGCCGCATCCCTGGTCGACGCTCAGGGCGTGCTCGATCAGGAGATCATCACTCCGCTGCGCACGGCCGGTATCGAGCCGGTGCTGTGCGCGATCCCGCCCAACGGTCCCGAGCCCACGCGGGCGCGACTGTGGAACGCTTTCCTGCGCCAGTACGCCTCATCGCACGGCATCATCCTCGTCGACTACTACGCCGCTGTCGTGGACCCCGCGACGGGCGACTGGAACGAGGCCTACCTGAACACGTCTGACGGGCAGGAGACGCACTTCAACCCGCTCGGCAGCCTCGCCGCAGGCGAAGCCGCGGCTACCGCGCTCGCACCATACCTGCCGCCATCCACCTTGCCGTTGGCGCAGGACAACACGTCGGACGTGAACCTCATCCCGAATGCTCTGTTCCTTTCAGGGCTGCACGCCAACGGGTATCCGGCCGGATGGGCTTCCGGCCAGAGCAACAGTGGCGGGTACGGCACGATGAGCCTGGTCACCGACGCTGACGGCCTCAACTGGTTCCAGATCGACAAGACCGGCGCGCAGTCGTACAACGTGAACGTCGTCAAGACGACCGGTTTCTCGGTCGGTGATCGCGTGGGCTTCGGGCTGCTGTGGGAAACCGAAGACCTTGCGGGCGGTCAGACGGTCACCACCCGACTCGTGTTCCGAGCGGCTGGCTCGATCGCCATCTCCCGGCTGTCGCTTGCGACGGCGATCACAGTGGACACTCTCGGCCAGATGACGATGTGGATGGAGGGTGTCGTGCCAGAAAACACGGTGGATCTCCGGTTCGAGATCAGCCTCCCCGCGACAGGCACCGGGAAGGTGCGAGTCGCGCGACCCACCCTGCTCAATCTCACCGACATCGGATGAGTCCCCGCATAACACTCCAATAGCTCAGGTTCTCTGAGCGCACCATCCTCTGAAGGCCCCCGTCGTGGGGGCCTTCGTCGTTCCCAGGAGGGAAGCATCGTGACCACCTACGTG